GCGGGTGAGCTGCCGAGACTCGATGTACTGCGCGTCTTTCGGGCTGATCCCACCCTCATGCCAGGCCATGCCGTCTTCGAGCAGCGGGGTTCCGCCGGCCTGCATGTCGGTGGAGTACGCGGACCAGTCGGCCTTGAACCTTTGCCGGGCCGTGTCAGACCAGCGGGGGGCTTTTTCCGGGCGGGTGATGTAGCCGGAAATCCGCGCCCCGTTCTTCCACATCAACTCCCGGTACCGTCCGGCGGCGTATTCCTCGGCGAGGAGCTGCCGCAGGGTTTCTACCGGGGACCATCCGTCTTTGGGGTCGTCGGGGTTGTATCCGTAGATGTGGACAACCTCGTCGGGGTCCAGGTCGCGGTGGCCTTTCGTGCCGGTGAGCCGGTAGTAGTCGGGGAAGAAGAAGTTCTCGCCTCGGGGTTCGATGTAGCGGCGCGGCACTGGGAGCACTCCGCGTGTGCCGTCGTCGGCTACGCCTTTGAGCCAGATCGCCGAGTGGAAGATCAAGTATTCCTGGACGGTCCAGTTGATCAGCCGGTACTTCGTCCACTTCGACCCCGGCCACGGGTTATCGAGCAGCTGGGAGAGGGGGTGGTCGCGAACCTTTTTCCGGTCGGTTTCTGAGGATCGTTCAAAAACGTCCAGGCCAAGCTCAGCGATGTTGCGGGCCAGGAACTCGATGACGGTGCGAAGCGCGGGCTGGGTTTTCCACATGTGCTCATAAGACCGGTACTGCTCGGGTCCGATTTGCATGATCGCGGGAATGCCCATACCAAGCGTTGACTGGGCGGGGCGGAGCCGGTCAATGGCGCCTCCGGACAGCACGAAAGGCACGCGGTACTCCTTCCGTGAGAAAAGTTTTCGGTCGGCAAGGGCCTACGGCGTGGCTTGTAGGTAGAGGACCTTTTCGCGTTCGATGTAGATCTGACCGTCGAGGGCGGCGGGTTCACTGTCGGGGCTGTACAGGGTGGCGTCGTTCAACACCAGCAGTTGGCCTTTTTGGGCGGTGAGCAGCCCCGATATGGCGGAACCGTCGGTCAAATTGACGAAGACGCGGTCGTATACGGGCCAGGGGGAGAACATTCGGGCGGTCTCCAACGGGTGACAAGGTTTGGTGCCGGGCGGTCGGGTGTTGCAAGATGGGTGCCGGAACGGGCCCTTAGTTGGGCACGCGGAGATAAACCCTGGTGGGCGCTTCCGCCAGCGGTGGTTCTCGTCTGACGAAGGCCCGTTCCTTGTCGCGCGGTGGAGCAGTTCGGTAGCTCATCTGGCTCATAACCAGAAGGTCGCGGGTTCGAATCCCGCCCGCGCCACGTTGGTCGCTTCCCGGGGAGTGAAGCGTGCAGGGAGACAACCTGCCGCCGATTGGGCGTATCCCGGGGACCTCTCTTGAGGTCTTTCGCAGGTTCGAATCCTGCCGCCAGCGCTAGGGACACCCGGCCTCTTGCGGGGAGTGGCTTTAGCTGTGTCGCTCTTGCGTATCGGGGGTCGGGTGTCCCGCCTGCTGACGTGCCCGGAGTGGCCTATCGGGTGAGGTGGGGCGATAGGGGCCGCCCGCTGGGTTGCGGTTCCCGACGGCGCACCAAGATCGGAATGTCCCCGCCTGATCAGCGGGGCCAGGCCGACCGTGGGTTCGAATCCCACCGTCAGCTCTGCGTCGCGGTGGGCGGCGGGCACCGGATGGGAACCGGGCAGGGGAGGCGGGGGTGACGCCTCCGTAAGCGCCGGGAAGTCAGGTTCGAGGATGGGACAGTCCTCGCAGGCTTCCCGGCGCACCCACCACCACCCGATAGCGTCGAAGTTGCGGCACGGTGTGTACGAGGCGCGACCGAACGCTTACAGTCGGAGGCATGGCCGACCCCGACTCGCTACCACTACGCGGCAACGACCCCGCACGCTGCGACAAGTGCGGCTTTGGCAACCTAGACATCAACTTCGGGTGCCGCCTGAGCGAGATCGCCTGGGTTCAGGTCGGCAAAGAGATGTCGTCCCTGTCGGACTTCCCGATCAACGTCATCTGCCCGGCCTGCGGACACTGCAAGCAAGGCACCGGCCACGCGTTCACCATCGACGTCTCCAGAGGCGTGATCACCGAGGGTCACGTACGGATGCCGGACGCCGAATGAACGACGTCGCCCCCCTCGTCACCGGCATCCTGCTCATCGGCGCCGCAACGATCTTCACCTTCGGCTACGCCGTCGCCATGAACCGCCGCGACAACTCCGACCTCAAAGGAACCAAAGCCAAAATCCCCGGCCTGCGCAAGGCGTACTGGACGTCGCTGTGGGACCTGATCAAGCGCAGCCTCATCATCGGCGGCGTCCTCGCCCTACTCCTGCTGTGGGCCGTCAACTCCGTCCAACGTGAATCCCGCCTCCGCCCGTCCCCGACAGAAAGCGCCCGATGAGCGACAAGCAGCAAAGACCCAAGGACTCCGTCGATGAACTCATGGGTGTCCTCATCCTCCGCCGGGAGCGCCTGAAGATGACGAAGGCAGCCCTTGCGGACAAGATCGGCGTGGACCGTGCCTGGCTGAAGAAGGTCGAGGACGGCCTCATCCAGCCGCAGATCCGCACGATCCTCGCCTACTGCGAAGCCGTAGGCATGGACTTCACCTGGACGCTGAGGGCAAAGAAGTGAACCCCGTCAACTTCGCCATGCAAACCCGCTGCCCCCACTGCCTCACGGAGCAGTACGCCATGATCGTGCTTGAGTTCTCCAACGGAGACTGTCCCTGCCCCCACTGCGGCGAGTACACCCAGCAGATGACCTACGACCAGTGGTACGCGCGCCTGCGTGCCCGGGAGCAGGAGAACCGATGATCCCCAACGAGCCCCCGTTCACGATGCAGTTCCTCCACCCCGACCCAGGCAAGGCCGTCATCGTGGAACGCATCGACCTCCCGCACAAGCCGAACTACGAAGTGCACGGCCGCACCAGATGCATGGACTGTGATCGTTGGTGTTGGCTGTCCGCCGCGTCTCTGAAAACCATCGAACGGTTGGAAGCCCGACCCATGTGCGAACAGTGCGCCATCGCCGCGAAGCTGGGACCGGAAAACTTCCTCGGGAACGCGACCGAGTGATGATCGACCTCAACGACTACGGCCACTTCGACGGCACCTGGTTCATCCTCAAGGAACCCATGCACTTCAAAGACCGCGACGGCAACCCGGCAGCCAAAGTGGAGAAGTTCAACCTGGACCCCGCCGACGGATGGAACCTGCCGGCCGGGTACACGCCGAAAGATTTCCTACTCACCCTGCTCACGACAATGGTCAGAGAACCATCAGGTTCCCCGACTCGTACGCCGACTGATACGGATCCACACCCTCACGAGACTTCCACGCGTTCACAGCCATCGCCGCCGCCGGAACCGCATCAATCCGAGCCTTGTCGCGGCCCCGCTCCGGCTTCTCCGGACGAATGAGATTGGGGTCGTAGGCCGCATGGCGCACTTCGCACTGGTCGAAACAGAATCGGGCTACTGGGTTGCCGTGATGGCGCAGCAAGCCCCGCTTGACCACACCCATCAGGTCCGTCATACCGGGAGACATGCGGTCGTAGGTGTTCTTGTACGCGGTTATCTCGCCCTGTTCGACATCGAGGTTGATGGCGTCGGCGATGCGGTTGATGATCGGCCACATAGACCACTCATCGCAGTCGGCGGCAACGATGCGGAAGTAGGAGGCGTCTTCGCGTATGTCCTGCTCTACCCGCTCGTAGTCGATTACCGAGCCATCGGTGACAGTGAGCCATCCCTGCTTAGCCCACCGCGTAAATTTCCCATCGTGGAACTGGTCGAGCCGCTCCAGACCCGCCTCTGGAAGCCAAAAGCGCCAGAGGACATCGACCGGGTCTTCGGAGGGTTCATCGCCGGGAATGACCAGGCACCATGCCGTGAGGTCGAACTTCGCCGCCAGGTCGAACCCCGCGTAAGCAGCGCGGCCACGGAGTTCGTTGTTGTGCCAACCGGGGTTCAGCCATAGATCACCGGTACAGGCATCCCACAGGTGCATCGGCATCCAGCGCGACGCCTGCGACACCCACTGGTTGAGCCGGAACTGCCGGAAGGCGTTCTCTTTGGACGGGTCGTTCTTCGCCTCTTGCGCTTCATCCCGGAGGGACTGGATGGACAAGAACTCACCGAGGGCCGGGTTCGCGAGCTTCCACAAGCTTTCGTCCCAGGGGTCCGCGTCGGCCGGCAGGTTCCGCAGGAAGACGAAGACGTGAGGGGCGCGCTGTGGATCTTCTGCCACCTTAGCCATCTCGTCATGCTCTGCCTTGCCGAACGACTGAGGATCGTCACCAGCAGTGGTAGCCGCGACCATCAGCGCCTGCTCGCGCGCGCCCATGCCGGTGCGCATGGCGTTCCAAAGGTTGTTGTTTTTCTGGGTCAGTACCTCATCGAAGACGATGCCGTGCGGGTTGTGGCCCAGGTTTCCGCCAGCGTCAGCGGCGACGACTTCGTAGTACGAGCCAGTCTGAACGTCATAGATCCGCTTGGCTTGTTTGTTGATCTTCAGTCGGGCGGTCAACAAGGGACTGAGCTGGACCATGCGTTCCGCAACGTCGTAGACCTTTCGTGCCTGATCACGGTCCACGGCACAGCCATAGATCTCCGCCCCTTCCTCATCGTCGGCGACGAGAAGGTAGAGGGCGATGCCAGCTAGCAGCTCTGACTTCCCGTTCTTGCGGGCCACCTCGATCCAGGCGAGGCGGTAGCGGCGAATGTACCTCTGGAACTCCTCCGACCAGACGACGGTGGCGAACAGCGGCTTCATGATCTCTTCGAGTTGCCACTTGTGCAGCCGGAACGGGGTTCGCGCCCACCGTCCTTTGGTGTGGACGAGGATCTCTTCGAAGAACGCGGCGACGTGTGACGCCCGGGGTTGGCAGACGTGTTCACCCCTTTGGGTGCAAGTGTCGCCGTCGAAAGTTCTGCCGCACTCGGGCGCGCGTCGGGAACGCGGCGGCATCGCAACCTCCCGCTACTGTGTGCAAATGTTTCGTTGGTACCGCTGGGAAGCGATCTTGATAGGACAGGAAAGCGGCAACATCACCGTCGTGAACTGGGTTCGCTTCCGCAAAGAAGAAGACATGGAGGCGTGGGCCAAAAAAATGAACGACGCGGAACGCCGCACCACCGCTGGCAAACCCCTCACCCTGTGGGGCTACCAGCCAATCGGACTGCACCCCCAGGAGGCGCCGTGAAGCTCAGCGACGAGGCATACGAAGAAGTGATCGGCCGGCTGGCCGCGCGGCGCAAAATGCTGGACATGACACAGGCCGAAGTGGTCGAAGCCATGAACGTTCCCATGTCCGCCACGTCCAGCTTCTCGCTGTGGGAGCGCCGCAAAACCCGTCCGTCTCCGGCGAACCTGGTGCGGTGGGCAACGGCTCTACGCATGGAGCTTCAGTTCGGGGTCTACCTCAACTGCAAGGAATACGCCGAGCCCTACGTCGCCCTCATCACCCCGCAGGTAGACGACGATGACTTCTGACCCGTACGCCGACCTGCGCCGCGCCATGAAAAAGCGGCGCAACACCCTCGGCCTGTCCCAGCAGGAACTCGCCCAGCGCATGGGCTACACCAACCGAACCAGCGTCTCCACCCTGGAGGCCCTCAACAGCTACCCGCCTACCCCTGCCATGATCGCCCGGTGGGGGCGGGCGCTGCTCTGCGACGTCACCGTCACCATCACCGTGTCATTCCCCCACGACTTCGGCGCCGCCCCCGTCAACATCGACGTCCCACTCACCCCGACAGGAGACGCGCCGCCGACTTCGGCTCATCCTTCTGACCACTCTGGTCGCCTACTTTGATCGCCGAACGCGCCTGAGGGGTCATGCCGAAGCTGTGGGCCATCTGCCGGATGACCTGCGCGGCTTCCTTCATCACCATCGTCGCCGAATTCCTCATCGGCCCCTTAGGCGTGTTCAGGAACATTCCCTGCTCCGAAAGCTGCTCCGCCGCGGTGTTGTGCATGACCACCGCCTGGCAGTACACGTGCAACGAATCCCGGTCCGCCATCGTCAACACCCGCATCGCGCGGAGCTGGCGCACCGTGTAGTCCCACACCTCCCGCACCTTCGGCTCGTTCGACGGGCACTCCGGTACCCCATCCTCAGGAACCGGCTCATCACCGTTGATCTGAGCCTTCGGCATACCCGCCAACAGTTTCAGTTGAGTCGGCTTACCCCGGGCGGAACCCACGTGTGCGCGTGGCATCGAAACCTCCTTAACTGGTCCACAGTTGGATGACGGGGCCGTTCATGGTGCCCATCGTCATGGCCTGCGCGGACATGTCATTGGGGACGGCGGCCCCAGCAGAGACGCCGCCGAAGATGCGGGTAGCGGTCAGAATGCCGGTCGTAGACGTAGTCATGTCGTTGACGACGAAAACACCGCCCGTCATCGTCACCGTTGTGGACGCTGTGCACCGGTACAACACCCAGCAGTTCATCGCGTCAGCGATCACCACCGGATACGGCGAAAACAGCTCGTTGAGCATCCCCGCCGCGCCGTTGCCGAACGGCAGGACCGCCGACCCGAGCTTCACCCCCGGCCGCGACTGGCCGTTGTCGGTGTACAGGTAAACCTCAACGGTGGTGCTGGCGTTCGACGCCGCCGCCGCCGTCGCCGCCTGCACCCGGGCCAGCGAGCAGGCGTTCGGAATCCGGATCGGGAACCCTGTCAAAGTCGTGTTGATCACGAAGTTCGCCGGGGTCACCATCGGCGCGATATACGTCGCATAGTTGCCGGTCCCGCTGCGCCAGGGGGACATGACGCCGCCGCCGCCACCACTGGACGGGGTGACCCATTTGGTGTCGTAGTCCGTCGCCGAGTTCTTCGCCAACACCTGATTCGATGTGCCGC